GCACCATAAACTGTAATTGTTTGTCCTATATGAAAATCTTCTGTAAACTTAGTACCACTTCCAGCAACATCTATTGAACCATTGGACATTGTAACCGTTCCATCACGAAATGGTGGTAATGTTTTAGATGCAAAAGGAAGAACCTTTGTAGTTGGATAACCAGTATTCATAGTTCTAATCTGACAGGTAACAGGGATGTTTTCATCCTTCTGTGAGAAGAATACATCTATCTTTGTAATATATTCTCCACCTTCTGCTTGTGGCATAATTGATTGTGCAAGAGGGTCCCACCATCCGACCACTGCATCTCTAGTAGATGTTTCAGTTGTTGTTCTATTATCTCTTACAGATGTTCTTACAACATCAGCATTTCTAGTTGCAATAATTGTTTCTTGTAATGTGGTCAAGATACCAGTTGCAGAATAAGTTGCTTGTGCAAATGATTCTGGTTCTGGGTCTGTTGAATTAGTTGAAGACGTTGTAAGTCTGAATACTCTTTCACCAGTTCTAAAACGTGGATTACCTCTTGTGTTAGGATTTGGAATTGCGAACACACCAGACACCCCACCAGAAGCACTTGATACAAGATTACCACCAAGTGAACCACCTGTTGGTGTAACATATACACTAACATTCTGTTTATCAAAGAATGGATAAACTCTCATAAGAGGTTTCATACCAGTAACACTAAATGCAACATTTCTTGCACGAATGAAAGGAATAAGAGCTCTTGATACTACTCTATCACCTTGTGACTCTCTATCAATACGAGGAACAACATTAGTGTTAATACCTTGTCTTGTTTGTCTAGTAGTTGTGGTTGTAGTTGTTCTTTGAAGAACCGCACGACCTCTTGGTTGACCAAGATTAATAAATCTATGTTCTCTACGTCTGCCACCTGTAGTAGTTGTTGTACCAGACCATTGAGTTTGCCATGCATTCCAGACAGTACCAATTGCATTTCTATTTTGTGCAAATACTGTATCGAAGTTACCTTCACGGTTAACAACTAAAGCAGGAGTTCTTTCAGTCTCAAACCACTCATCACCAGATGGTGATAATTTACAAATACCTGTCCAAGTAAAATTAAGAACAGGGTTAAGATTTTCAACTCTACTTGCATATGAATTCTGTGCAGCAACTATATGAGTATAAGGAAGAGTAATCATCTCACCTGTTTTCTGATAATTGTCATTTGTTCTTTGAGCATCAGTTGCATTTTCTTCTGAAAGGCTTACACCTTTCATCTTGTATTGTGGACGAAGTTCACCAAGTTCCATGTCCATAGAGTTTCTATAGTCTGGATGTTGAACGTCACCAGTAGAGTGGCCTTTGAAATTATCTACAAGGAAACCAGACTTGAATCTGTTTAATCCATTTCCATCAAGTATTTCTAAAGATTGTGCCTCTTGTTCTAAAAGATTTAATGCAGTGTAGTATTCTACGTTTTCGATACGTTGTTCTAACTTACCAATGTCACGCATTGTATATCTACGATTATCTTCTTTAGTAAGTTTTGCATCATCAATGTCTAACATATAAGCAGGGAATGTTAACTCTGCAAGTTTCATTGAGTTTTCAATTGGTTTTGGTGCATCTGGGTCTTCAGCTGGAGTACCAGAAGCAACTTTAAATTCACCCTCTGAAGTTAAGAAAAGACTATCCACACGACCAAGGTAGAATTCAAAATCATATCCGATATTTGAATTATCTTTTGGTATGAGAACATTGTGACCACCTGTTCCTGTAAAGGAACGTGAAGCAAAATCAAAGGACATAGATGTGACCTTCTTGGTTGCGATACCTTGACCACTTGTTGCAGAGGTCATAGTTGCATCGGCAACTCTTGGTCTAAAGTCTATTGTGTTTCTTAGGTCAAACTCACCAGAAGGTTCACGAACCTCTGGGTCAACTCTTGTTGCAGTATATGTTGGTACTTCTTTATAGTCAATTCCATATGAGTCAACAGTAAAGAAATCACCAGCACCATGTTCAAAGTAATTATAAACTACAAGAAGTCTTCCTGTAGGTGTAACAGAGTTACCTTTTCTTACAATCCTTGCAACATCATAAAAGTTATCTCTTTGTCCAGTATCAAGAACATATCGTTCTGTAATGTTTTTAGAACCATCTGTCAGTACATCAATTGTTGCAAATGCAGTTGAAGTTTGACCAGTTATCTTTTCACCAGATTGAAAATCTCTATTGTTTAATGTGACGTAACACAATACACTACTGCCTGGGATTGCAAGAGCTCTTGCACCAGATGTTGCACCAACAATAAATTCTCCCTTGGTAAATACACCAGATTGACCAGTGACCGTAAACTGTGGAAGAGTTGGGTCAGCAGTTGCATCTTCTGAGTCAAAGACTGCCCAAAGTTTATATGCGTCTGCAACACCAAGTGAAATATCTTTGTGATGTGCAGATGTACCGTATGCAGCCGCACCAGCAACACCATCGTTATCTACAAGACATACAGATGCAAGTTGTGATGTCTTTGGCGTTTCAGCGGTTGCAGTTCTTGTGACTGTTGTAATTAGTTTACATTTAATATTTGCAGCAGGAAATGCATTTGTGTTTGTAATAGTAAGACTGTTACCAGATGCATTAAATGTTGTGTTTGTTGAATTCAAATTGATAAGGTCACCAGCAGCTGCACCAGAACCACTATTCGTAAGAACCGATACTACGAAATCTGTATTTGATTTTGCACTAAAGGTTTCATTTGAATCAGCGGTTACGATTAACTGTCCACTGTTTGTAGAGTTAACCACAAACTGTCTACGGAAAGTTACTGAGGTAACAGAAGTATTACTGTTACTATCAGTCTTCAGTGTCTTAATATTATTCTTTCTTAACTTTCTAAGAAGAAGGTTTTTGTTTTGGTCTTGAAGATTTACACGTTTTCTAGTTGCAGGCACAGTTGTTGTTGCAACGCCAGGCGCAACAGAAACCGCAAGAGTATCATCATCAGTAATGGATGCGACAATTCTATCACCAACACCAGAGATGTTAATAACATCACCAACACGAAGTTCAGTAACAAACTTAGTTCCGAAACCAGATACACCTGTACCAGAACCAGCAGTTGATACTGTTCCACTTAATGAAAATGATGTTCCAAGAACAGTGTCAGCAGAAAAGTCTTGTCCACTATCTGGGTCATCCATGAATACTTGTTTTACTTTATCAAAAGTATTAACAACAATAGCAGAGACTGTCAAGTCTGCATTTGAACTATTCTCAAGAATTTCATCAGTTTCAGAAGATGATGTTGTAGAAATTTTTTCACCTGTGTTAAAAGAACCAACTACATTAATTAGTTCAATAACGGTATTGTTTGCACTGTGAATAAATCCACTTGCACCAGATGTTGCACCAGTTACTTTTGCACCTACTGTTGTTCCAGCAGATGGAATACCAGACATCGTAATTTTAGTAATCATACGAATGTCAAAGAGATATAAATTAAACTGAGATGTTAAACCAGTACCAGAACCACTAGAAACTAATGCGTCACTAGTTGCATCTGTACCAGAACGATGTTCAAATGCTCTTGCTCTTGCAACACCGATTTCTAAACCAGCAGCCTGTCCTCTTGTTGCAGTTGCAGTATCTCTTAATGAAATCTTTTTATATGGGTCAGTTACCTCACCAGTAATAAATGGTGAAAGGTCTGGTGTACCATAAACCTTAGTAACCTTTGTAAAGTTACCAACTTCAGCAGGAGTAATTGAACCTTTAAATTCTTCAGAAGTTCTTGGTTTAGTGATATCAATAAATGTAGGAGATGCAGTTTCAATTTCATATCCACGAACATATGCTTTTCCAGGCGATATCTGAACAGACATTAATCCTTCAGATGTAGGTACACCTTGGTCTGTATTTACACCAGCAGCATACACACCCTCGTTCAATCCGTCATCAAGTGACTCACGAATATCCACACCAAATGGACGTACAGAGTAATCACCAGATTCATCGAATGTTCTTCTTGCAAGTGTATCACCAACTACAGAGTATTCTGTATTTCTGGTAACTTCTTCAATAACACCATTCTTTACACGAAGGACTTCAATAAAATCTTCATCTTCAGCAGAACCAATTGGAAGTTTTGAAAGTGTAAGAGTTACCTTTAATCTGTGAGCACCCTTTGCATTTACGTTTGAAGAACCCTGTGCATTATCTAAAAGAGATGTATCTACTTCTGGAGTTTGTAGGGTTTCTGAAATGGTAAGACCAATTCTATATGATGGAGTGTTTGTATATTTGTCAAGAACAATTCTTTGTGATGCAACACGAATAAACTGACCACGAACAAAGTACACACCTTCTTCTATATTCGCAGAAGAACCTGTTGCAGTTGCAGAAGTTGCTTGAAGTGTTGCAGAAGATGAACCAGCAACGATACCACCAACAACACCATTTGACTGAATGTTTTCATTATTAGAAAATGTTGTAGAAACATTATCAGTTCCAGATGCAGTATACTTTACATAAAGTGTAAGAGGGTCAGTAGTTGTTGCAAGTTCATAACCTACAACTGTTGCTTTAACACCAGATGTTGCACCAGTGATTGTTGTTCCCACATAGTTTGCGGCATAACCAGATACAGGATTTGAATTAAATGTTGACTGAAGTTTTACTGCATAGTATTCATTAGTAAAACCAGATTGGCCTGGTATTACCATTGCACCTTCTTTGAACATATGCGTACCAAACTTTTCAATTTGGTTTTGCAGTATGGACTGAAGTTGAGTTAACTCTCTTGCTTGAACGGCAAAGCCTGGACGAAAGAGAACACGATGAAAGTCGTCTGTGCTGTCAAAGTCATCGTAATACGGTGACACATTCAAATCAGTTTTTTGCATATCTTAATATTCCACTACTACTTTAATGTCTTCTGTTTGGTCTGATGCTCTTGATATTGCTCTTCTGTTTTCTACATAGATTACTTCACCACTATCTCTATCAAGTTCTGGTGATGCGTAACCACCAGCGAACACAACACCACTTACTGTTGCAGAAATACTAGTATCTACACTATAACTTGCACTTGATGAACCACCAGTAACCGCAGCATTCGTAGAGAATGGAGTAAGGTTTTTATTTGTATCAAGTCCATAAGATGCATACTTTTCTTGAGCATAGTACAGAATTTTATTAGTTGAATCGAATTCAATTACTCGACCTTGGGCACCAGTTGTTGCTTGTGTAATAAGTTCATCTGCTTGATAAACTGTTCCGATTGTACCACTGAGAACCAATGCGTTTGTTGTTCTTGCAGTTGCAGCAGATGCTGCAGAACCACCAGAGTTTGGATTTTTCAAAATACCAACTCTTCTAAAATCGTTTACTTGTGTTGCGTCTGCATCTGAAGGTTCAAACTTTCCTTGAACCATTACATAATGACCACCAAGTTCTGAAACGTCATCTGTACCATGACCACCTGTTGGTTCAATGATTGGAGTGATTGCACCAGCAGTTGCGTTATTCCACGATGTTAATGTTGCACCAGCAATTGCAGTAGTCGCTGCAGTATCTGTGAAAATGTTTGTTCCAGCAAGGTCAACGACTGCAAAAGAATATGCTACACCAGCATTCTGCATACTTGTTTTAGTTGCACCATCACCGAACTCTTGAATTGCACCACCAGATACAACCAACTTAATGATTGCAGTAGTCGTACCATCACCACGAACCTTAGTATAGAATGTACCGTTTGGATATGATGAACCACTACTTGTTACCATAACAACATTGATTGGACGGTTAGCAGCAGAGTTTGCAGTAATCGTCACAGGCATAAAGTCTGTGGTTAAGAAGTTCTGAACTTCTGAAGTTGTCAGTGAGTACATAAACTTTAAATAATAATTTGCATCATGCCAGAATGGCCCAGTCTGTTCTGAAGTTGGTTCAGAACCAGAGATGTTTGATGCACCAGTTTGAACAGGGTCACCGTTGTATAATACTTTGTATATACGGTTTGCTGTAGTCATGAAGTAATACGTTGAGTTATAAACTGAATTTGCACCACTTGATGTTGTTGTTTTTGTTGGGTAGTTTCCTGTAGTTGTACCACCAGAGACATCGTGTCTATACATATCGAATGCAGAAGTCGTTGCATAATTCCTACGAGGAATTGCAAAAGTTGTATTAGTACTACCAACCAATTTTGCAGCAAGCATATCATCCCAATAATATGATTCTGGTGCAACACTATCTACAGGAGCAGGAGGAAGACTATCTGAAGTCGCACCCTCTGATGTCCAAGGTTGTGATTTACCTACGAACATATAATATTTGTCAGTACCAAATGAGTCCTTAAAAGACTTTGCACTTGACTGTCTAAATTTTTCTGTAATTATCGCTGCCATTGTTTTTTCCTATAATCTTATTTATTCATACTGTTAAGATGGTTTAATCGGCCATTTAACATCATCAAGAGTTTTGTATGTCTTTGTAATATCACGAAGTTCTTGACGATAGTTTTTCCATTCATCAGACATTGTTGGTGAATCTGGGAAGCACATCCAATCTGTTTCTGCGAGTTTTTTATTTCTTTCTTTACGAAGGTCAATAAGATTTTGTTCAATTAATAATTCTGCTGCCTTCTTCCCAACTACATCCATATCAATTGTACTTGTAATATCAATGTCATTACCGTCTAATACTATTTCTGCATCTCCACCAATACTAACTGCATTTGAATAGAGAGCATATATTGCTTTATTTTTCATACTCATCCTGCTAACTCCATTACTGTTATGTGAGTTGGTACTGCATTAGAAGTACCACCCAAATGGTTTCCAAGTCTTGAAGTAGTAGACGCATCACTATCAAAGTTATAACTTCTAAATCGTAAACCATAAGTTATTGCTGAAGCAGTAGAAGGAGAATCTAATATAGTCATAGAAAATGGATGATAGGTAGCAGAGACAGTAGGCACAGAATTACCAAATGCTAAACCAGTAGCTGATTGTCCTAAATTTGTACTATCTCTGTATATCGTTGTAAAAGTACCGTCTTGACCATCATCAGTACTTATCACACCAATACAATATATAATAAATCTAGAGGAAGATGAACGTGGAGTAATTGTAACTTGAGCAGTATTGCTTCCCACTACAAATGTTTGAGAAGTAGTACTTCTAGCAGCAGTATCTACAGCACTTTTAACTTGAATTACAGTTTCACCGACAAGTTTTGCAGTCGTAACATTTGCATCTAAAATCTTTGCAGTCGTAACATTTGCATCTAAAATCTTTGCAGTAGTCACTGCATCAGTTCCTAATGCAGTTGTGTCAACTGCACCACTACCAAGTTTTGCACTAGTTACAGCATCATCTGCAATATCAGCAGTTGATACACCACCATCTCCAAGTCCACTAGCTGTAATTTTATCAATTGCCATTGTCTATCCCTTAATGTAATTGTACCCAGGCACCACCAGCGTATGCTTCGATTTTACTTGTGGTACTATTGTATACTACCATTCCGTTTGCAGCAGACAACGCATTACGTTGAGTTGTTGTAACTGTGTTTAATTTCGCTGCACCGGCAGTACCAGTAATTTCAAGGGATGTTCCACTAATCGCTGTACCTGTAATTGCAGCAGGAGTGTTTGCACCAATGATTGCAGCATCAATAGCACCACCGTCAATGTCTGGGGTGTTAATGTCTGGTGAAGTCAATGTCTTGTTAGTAAGTGTATCCGTAGATGTTCTTGCAACAAGTGTATCTGCACCAGATGGAATTGTAACCGCACCACCATTAGTAATAGTAGCAATAGTTGGTGCAGTCAAAGTTTTGTTAGTAAGTGTATCAGCAGATACCAAACTTACTAATGTAGAACTTGCACCAGCAGGAAGTAACATTGTGTTTGTTACACCAGCACTATGTGGTTGTGCCATAATCTTTTGACCGTGAGAGTTTTGTTCACAGTTCAGAGTGATTGCACCAGAGTTTGAACCACCACCTTGAATTTCTACCACTTGGTTTGCAGCAGTAATTTCTAATTCACCAGTTGTGTTTTGAATACCTTCAGTAGTAAGTGTAGTGATTGTTGCTGAAGTATGAGTTCCACCAACTACGCCAGTAAT